TAAAAGCAGGTAAGAACTTCTTGGTTAATGGTAATCCATCAGAGATTATGATGCCATTTAAGTTCGGTGCTACAGATCCGGGTAACTTAACTACAGCAAATGCCTTCCAAGCGATGTTATTGCAGGCTACAGGCACGATTGATAGCACGTCTATGCCCACCCAAGTGGCTGCCGGTGAAGCGTCAGGAGCAGGGCTCTCAATGGCTCTATCAGGCTTGATGAAGAAGAGCAAGAGAACGCTTATTCACTTCCAAGAAGACTTCCTTATTCCATTCATCAACAAAGCTGCTTGGAGATTCATGCAGTTTGACCCTGATCGTTACCCAGTTAAGGACGTAGAGTTCCTACCTATCTCAACAATGGGTATGGTAGCTCGTGAATACGAACAACAACAGATGATTGGCTTGATGCAGACCCTAGGTAACAGCCCTATCACCCCTGTATTGTTACAAGGTATCATCCAGTCTTCTAGCTTGGCTAATCGTGAAGAGATTGTAGCTACTCTACAGCAGATGTCACAGCCTGATCCTATGGCTCAACAGATGGCTCAGTTGGATATCGCTATCAAAGAAGCTCAATTACAAGAAACTCAGGCTAAAGCAGCTAAGGCAGCAGCAGAAGCACAGAAGGCTCAGGTTGAAGCACAGTTAATGCCAATGGAGTCTGAAGCACGTATGATTGGTAACATCTCTCGTGGTGCTCGTGATAGTGATGACTTCGAGAAACGTGCCAAGATCGCTGAGTTGGCTCTAAAAGAAGCTGATATGCAGTCTAATGAGAAGATTGCAACAATGCAGATGGCAACAAAAATGCAATAAGTACTTGACAAATGGAGAAAAGTGTGGTATAATATTATCATTATATCATTAACTCATCTCCATGTCAAGGAAAAAGATGAAAAAAGAAATACAAAAGTATTACGAAGACAGATTTGCTATGATGGCTACCCAAGGGTGGAAAGACCTCATAGAAGACGTAGAGACAATGTTAGTAGCCACTGACAATCTAGGTGGAATCAGTACAGTAGAACAACTTCATTTCCGTAAGGGTGAAGTCTCTGTGATGAACTGGCTAAAAAACCTAAGAGATGCTAGTGGTGAAGTATACGAGCGACTACAAGAGGAAGAAGATGCCTCGTAGGATGTTCGATTATACATGTAAGAATTCACACACAACTGAGCACTTCGTTGAAATAGACACAAAAGAGGTTAGTTGTAGTGAGTGTGGCGAGATAGCGACTCGCATTCTTTCCCCTAGTAGGATCTATCTAGAACCTTTTAGTGGCGATCATCCATCGAGTTATGACCGGTGGAATCGAGTGAGAGCTGAGAAGTTGGCACAGGAAAGAAAACAAAACGCTAACAACGGTTCATAAAGGTGTTACGTCCACCTCGAACTATTTTTAAAATCCTAAAATCGCAGAGCGACAGGAGGCATGATGGCTGAATTTATTGAGCAGCAAGAAGAGGGAAACCTCAATGACTTTGATCAACAACTAGATACTGGTACTACAGATCCTGCATTAGAAGCAGACAACTCTCAAGAACCGGAAGACGATTTACCTGCTAAGTATAAAGGTAAAACACCCGCTGAACTAGCACGTATGCATCAAGAAGCTGAAAAGCTAATTGGTCGACAAGCACAAGAGGTAGGTGAAAGTCGTAGATTGTTGGACGAGATCATCAAGCAACAACTCAATGCAAAGCAAGACACGCAGCCACAAGCAAAGACGCAAGAAATTGATTGGTATGAAGACCCTGCTAAGGCAACAAATCAGCAGATCGAGAACAATCCAGTTATACAGAGTTTGAAGCAACAGCAAGAAGAGATGGCTAGGACAGCAGCTCAACAACGACTACAACAGGCACACCCTGATTATAGTGAAATTGCTAGTTCTGAAGACTTTGCTGAGTGGGTGAAAGCTTCTCGTATCCGTACTGAGTTATTCGCTAAGGCATACAACTTCGATTATGATTCTGCTGATGAGCTATTAAGTACTTACAAAGCACTTAAGAATATCAAGACTCAACAGGTACAAGCTGCTGATGAGACGCTAAAGAAAGCAGAAACAGAAAAGAGAACACAGTCGCTTAAAGCTGCTGCAGTTCCTCGTGGTGGTTCAGGTGAATCTTCTAAGCCAATTTACAAACGTGTCGATCTTATCACTTTGAAAATGCGTGACCCAATGCGTTACGAGATGATGTCGGAAGAGATCATGCAAGCATACGCTGAAGGTCGTGTAAAATAATTAATTTAATTTAGGAGATTTAAAAATGGCTTTAGGTTCAGGACATCAAACAATTACAACAGCAGCTAAGTTTATTCCAGAGATTTGGAGTGACGAAGTTGTTGCAACATACAAGAAGAATTTGGTTGCAGCTAATCTTATCAAGAAGATGAACTTCAAAGGTAAGAAAGGTGACGCAGTACATATTCCAAAACCGGGTCGTGGTTCAGCTAACGCTAAGGCAGCTAACTCACAAGTTACTTTGAACACAGACACAGCTACTGAAGTTATCGTTAACATCGATCAACATTGGGAATTCTCAATCATGATCGAAGATATCGTTTCTGCTCAGGCTTTGGCTTCTATGCGTCAATTCTACACAGACGATGCAGGCTATGCATTGGCTCGTAAAGTTGACTCATTGATCCTTGAGTTGGGTCGTGGTGTTAACGGTGGTGACGGTACTGCTGCTTACACTGGTGCTTACTCAGGTGCTGATGGTACAACTGCTTACACAGGTACTGCAGGTGCTTTGACTGATGCTGCTATCCGTAGATCTATTCAACGTCTAGATGACGCTGATGTTCCAATGGATGGTCGTTTCTTGATCGTTCCACCATCAACACGTAACACATTGATGGGTATTGCACGTTTCACTGAGCAAGCTTTCGTTGGTGACGTAGGCAATGGTAACACAATCCGTTCAGGTGAAGTTGGTAACGTTTACGGTGTTCCAGTATTCGTTTCTAGCAACGCTGACGCTGCAACTGATGGCGATCGTATCTGCTTGTTAGGTCACAAGGACTTCGCAGTTCTAGTTGAGCAAATGGGTGTACGTACTCAGACTCAGTACAAGCAAGAGTACCTTGGTGACTTGTTCACTGCCGACACATTGTTCGGTGTGAAAGAGTTGCGTGACGGTTCTGCTGTTGCATTGGCTGTACCTGCTTAATTAAATAAGCAATGATTGATCCCTCTTCGGAGGGGTCTTTCTTAAGGGCTCTACGGAGTCTTTAACAAAGACAAGGAGTTTCAATGGCGAAGTTCAAAGATATAGCTACCGGTAACGTATTCGAGTTTACAAACGCACATGATATCGAAACAATGCGTAAACATCCTGAGTACATCGAAGTAGAAGAAGTAAGAGTAGTGGAAGAACCACTCGTATTAAAGAAACCTTTAACAACGAAAAAACAATTAAAGGAAGTTTAAATGACATTATATCGTGGAGCAGGTGGAGGTGGTAACTCTACCAACGATGCGTTAGTTTCAGAAGTACAAGGATACGCTACTGATGCTCAGACTGCTGCAACTGCTGCGTCTACATCAGCTACTAATGCGTCAACTTCGGCTGCTGCTGCGTCTACTTCAGCATCCAATGCCGCTGCCTCAGCAACTACTGCTGCAGGTGCAATCAGTTCTGCTAACTCTGCTGCTGCTTTAGCACAATCAAAAGCTAACGAAGCTGAAGAATCTGCTGATGACGCTGCTGCTGCATTAGCTCTAGCTGAAACTTATCGTAATCAAGCCCAAGCTTCTGCCAGTGCTGCTGATGCAAGTGCTGATCTAGCTGCTACTATTACCGGTGACTTAGCTGCTGACTTAGCTGCTGTTGAAGCTAATCGTATTGCTGCTCAGACTGCTGAAGATGGTGCTCAAGAAGCTGAAGAGAATGCTGCTGATAGTGCTACATTAGCAGGGACAAGAGCTACTTCAGCTACTGCTAGTGCATCTGCTGCTGCAACAAGTGCTAGTGCTGCTGCTACTTCAGCAACCAATGCTGCTGCTAGTGCAACAACTGCATCTAATCAAGCAACTACAGCTACTAATGCAG